CCGAGTAGTACGTGTTTTCCCGGCATAACCTTCATTAAGTAAGAGCACCAACATCTTCCCCAGCATAATGCCAGAGAAGTAAAACGTACTTTACTCAAAGGAATTATGCAGGACGAGTGCACCCTAAAGGTACACCCGTGGACAGTGGCTCCCGCCTGTCCGTTCTGGGTCGCAGTTATGTGTCCGAAGTTGCCCGACTCCGCCCATTCGCACTAAGGTTGGCATGGAAATTTTCCGCCGAAGCAGATGATGCCTATTACAGTAGAGGCCGTCATAGACGCCTCTACCGCAGTGTAACCATAAATGTAAAGGTCCCTCTCTCTCACCCCGGCGGTACGGGGCTACAGGAGGGACTCTCCTACGTGACTAGTCCAAAATCACGTAAGGGCGCAGTTTATTGACTTACGCCTCAGGTCGGATGCAATTGTGTGTCCGGAGTTGCCCATCTCCGCCCATTAACACTACGGTTGACATGGATTTTCTGCTCTTGCAGAAGATGTCTATTACAACAATGTTGCAGTGTAACCATTTTTAACCGGTCCCCCTTTCACTTCTACAGGTATGAGAAGCCTACATGAGGGACACGCCCTACGCAGCCTATCCAAGACTACTACGGGAGGGCAGTTTAACGACGTACCCTACAGGTCGATCTTTCAGCTCAAAAGCTATCAATTGGCCAATCTGGCTGGAAGAAAATTGGTGGCAGACCATTGAAAAAGAAGAAATTCAAATCTTCTCCTGCCGAACAAAATGCTGGCATTATGACAATATCGGTGCCATCAGTGGATGTCGGAAGCAACACCCCAAAGTCCCAACTAGGTTCTTCAACTATTCCATCAAAACCGGGTTGGGACTGGGTTAATTCAAAACGTTTATCAGAGTAAAAAGGCACCTCCACAGATAAAATAGGATTAACCTTAGTATTGCCTATCACGGCTCCCTGTAAAACTCTCGCATCAGTGCGCTGCAAAAACCGAATTGCAGTGTTCTTCAAAGGTTGAGTAGGTTCTCGAATAACGGTAACATTCGAATTTCGAGGGGATGTGGAATCTCTCGACACAATAGCTGTAACAGAATTAAATGCATCTGTTCCAAACGATGTGTTAAATGCTGACATGTCGAATGTCCAACGTACAGATCCTCTCCAACCTAAAAACATCTGCGCCACATAATTCAAA